ATAACGGCGAGCCTATGAAGTTGCTGCCGTGGCAAGAGCATGTGCTGACAGACATGCTCAAGGTAGACAAAAACAATAAATGGATCCGCAAAACAAACTTATTGCTGATTGCACGTCAGAATGGCAAAACGCACCTAGCTCGTATCCGCATCCTTGCCGGTTTGTTCCTTTTTGGAGAAAGGTCTATAAAAGCCGCATAGATGAGGTCTTAAAGTGGATGGAGGGGCTCAAAGATAACGGCGAGCCTATGAAGTTGCTACCGTGGCAGGAGCATGTGCTGACAGACATGCTGAAGGTAGACAAAAACAATAAATGGATCCGTAAAACCAACTTATTGCTGATTGCACGTCAGAATGGCAAAACCCACCTAGCGCGTATTCGGATTCTTGCCGGTTTGTTCCTTTTCGGGGAACGTAGTATCGTAGCGATGTCCTCGAATAGGGGAATGGCGTTAGATACCTTTCGCAAGGTGTGTGACGTTATCGAGGGCAACGAATCACTACTAACGCAAGTTAAGCAAATCCGCGTGGCTAATGGTCAGGAATCGATCGAGCTTTTATCGGGAGCAAGATACGAGATAGTCGCGGCAACAAGAGATGGTAGCCGTGGTAAGACCGCGGATTTGCTTTTCGTAGATGAGTTACGTGAAATTAGCGATGAGGCTTGGACTGCGGCAAAGCCAATTACACGCGCAAAGCCTAATAGTCAGATATTTCTCACAAGTAACGCTGGCGATGCCTTTAGCCACGTACTGAACGATTTACGTACACGCGCTTTGAGTTACCCACCTAAAACTCTAGGCTACTGGGAGTATTCAGCCGATGACTTTAGCAAGATAACCGATAAGGAAGCGTGGTATCAGGCTAACCCTGCTCTGGGCTACTTAGTAGACGAAGAAACTATTGCTGAAGCTATTGCAACCTCCAGCGTTGAAGCCAGTCGCACCGAAACCCTTTGCCAATGGGTTTCGGCATTGAAATCACCTTGGCCTTATCGAGCGTTCGAGGATTTGACGGTGCAGGATCTCAAACTAGAGCCCGGAAGGCTTACAGTCTTTGCTATGGACATTTCAGTAACCAAAAAGCAGGCTAGCCTAGTTGCAGGGCAGCTTATGGATGATGGTAAGGTAGGCGTAGGTGTTGTGGCGCAATTTGAGTCGCATGTGGCTATTGATGAGCTGAAGATGGCGGCTGAAATCTCTAACTGGGCGAAACAATACAAACCGAGAACAATTTGCTTTGATAAATATACAACCATGAGCGTGGCGGAGCGTTTAGCGCAGACCGGGTACAAAATGCAGGACATGTCCGGGCAGGTGTTCTATCAAGCCTGTTCTGATCTTCTAGATGCGATAGTTAATAATCGTCTAACGCATAATGGTCAGCAATCGCTTGTAGATTCTATGAATAACTGCGCTGCTAAGGAAACTGACGCAGGCTGGCGCATTGTCCGGCGTAAATCGGCTGGCGATGTTTCGGCTGCTATCTGTTTAGCGATGGTGACACACCAATTACTGAAACCACAATCAAAACCTGCCATTATGTCCTAAATGTCTGAATTGTGTGGTATCCTTTAGGGGATGGGTCTATTCTCGCGTAAGCCAGTCACTATTGAAGCGCAAGCCGCGCCTCAATTAATGACTGATTCATTCAATTATTATCTGCCTACAGTTCTAACTGCTGTAGCTCGCGATGAGGCTATGTCTGTGCCTTCAGTCGCTCGATGCCGCAATTTAATTGCTGGCACTATCGCAACATTTCCACTAGAGCTTTACAAAAAGTCTACTGGTGAACAATTAGGTAAGCCACTATGGCTAGAACAGCCTTCTATCAGTCAGCCACTCAGCACAACTATTGCATGGACAGTAGATTCATTATTGTTTTTCGGCGTTGCATATTGGCGCGTAACTGAAGTCTATTTTGATGATGGCAGACCAGCACGATTTGAATGGGTAGCACCGGGTCGCGTTTCGTACACGACAGACGGAAACACCAATTTCATTACACAATACACAATCGATGGCACACCTGCTCCAATGTCAGGTTTAGGATCGCTTGTTACGTTTCAAGGTTTAGATGAAGGCGTATTGCAACGCGGCGCACGTACTTTGCGTTCTGCTATTGATTTAGAAACTGCTATGCGAGTCGCATCAGCTACTCCAATGCCTTCAGGTGTTCTAAAGAATACTGGCGCAGACTTATCGCAAGAAGAAGTGCAAGCAATTCTCGCTGCATGGAAATCAGCGCGTGAACGCCGCAGCACAGCTTATTTGACCAGCACTTTAGATTATCAGCCTACAGCGTTCTCACCTCGCGACATGATGTTTGTGGACGCGGTGCAATCAACCTCTACTCAGATTGCAAGAATGATGAATGTGCCTGCGTATTACATTTCGGCAGACATGAACAACAGCATGACTTATGCAAATGTTCAAGACGAACGCCGTCAGTTTGTTTCTCTTTCCCTCGCGCCATACGTTCACGCCATTCAGGATCGCTTGTCTATGGACGATATTACGGCACGAGGGAACATAGTTAAGTTCAATGTCGAGGATGCGTTCCTAGCTGTAAATGCGCTTGAGCGTCTAGCCGTCATTGAAAAAATGCTAACACTCGGTCTAATTTCCATTGAAGATGCTATGGAAATGGAAAACCTATCTCCGAACGGAAATAATGATGCACCTGACCTTCAGTAGTGATGTTGAATGCTCAATTAGTGAGCGCACAATTTCAGGCAAGATTGTTCCATTTGGCGGCGAAGTCGGACAGACCTCAGCCGGCAAAGTTATATTTGAAAAAGGCTCTATCCAGATTCCTGATAGCCCAAAGCCTAAATTGCTTCTAGAGCATGATGCTAAAAAGCCAATCGGTCGGATGGTTTCATACCGTGAAGATGAAGATGGCATTTATGCAACCTTCAAGATTTCTAACACAACTCGTGGAAACGATGCGCTTATCGAAGCGTCAGAGCAACTGCGTAGCGGTTTGTCTGTAGGTGTTGAAGTTCTTGATGGTAAACGCGATAAAGATGTTTACCGTGTGTTGTCAAGCCGTATGGCTGAAACAAGTCTTGTTCAAGCTGCTGCATTTAAGAGTGCTGAAGTCTTGAGCGTTGCAGCTTCAGAAGAAGAAGCGGCAGAAGAAAACCCAACCCAAAACGAAAGCGAGGCAGTCGTGGAGAAAACTCCAGACACCGCAACCGTTGAGCAAGTGGTAGAAACCCCTGCGGTAGAAGCTGCTCGCCCAACTGTAAGCGCACCAATCTATGCAAAGCCACGCATCCAAGTAACACCGGCTCTTTATGTCGAGAACACCGTACGTGCGGCTCTCGGATCTGAAGAAGCTCGTCAATGGATTGCTGCTGCATCAGATACAGATACAACCACAGACGTTCCCGGTCTTGTACCAACACGTCAGCTAACCGAAGTTATTAATCCTAAGTCCACAGGCGTTCGCCCAACAATCGATGCGATTTCAGGCGGAGTTCTTCCAGATGCAGGTATGAAGTTCCAGATCCCACGCGTAAAGACTGCGCCAACTGTTGCACAGGTAAACGAAGGTGGAGCATTCTCAGATACTCAGGTAGAAATCGAATACCTTGATGTAGATGTTAAGAAGTTTGCAGGAATGCAGAAGTTCTCTGTCGAGGTCTTGGATCGCACAAGCCCACAATTCTTTGCGGAATTGACAGCTCTTATGCAGGATGCTTACGCTAAGGCAACTAACGCTTATGCGTTCGACACAATCGCATCAGTCGCAACTGTTGATGCAACAACAATCACCTTGCCTTGGGATGGCGCAGAATTAAGCGGCTACGTTGCACGTGCAGCAGCCGACATTTATGCGAACACCTTTGATTTCGCAACAGGTTTGATTGCATCACCTACACAATGGTCAAATCTCATTGGCTTGGTAGATTCTTCAAATCGTCCAATCCTCAATGCAATCCAGCCACAAAACGCAGGCGGTTCAGTCGGCGTAGGCGCGATCCGTGGAAACGTTCTCGGACTTGATCTATTCGTAGATTACACACAGTCCGGCGATGGCGATGCGACCCTCATGGTCGTTTCACGCGATGCTTTCACATGGTACGAGTCACCACGTCTACAGCTCCGCGCTGAGACTGTCGGATCAGGTAAGGTCGAAATCGGACTTTACGGATACGGCGCACTCGCAACCAAGAAGCCAAAGGGTGCATTCCGTTTCAACAAGGCGTAATTAGCCTAGTAGTAGAGTTACCCCGGCGCACAGCCCTTGCGCCGGGGCTAACATAAAGAGAGGATAGAGATGCCAGCAACATACGTTACCGAAGCCGAGTTACGCTCCGCGCTTGGGATTCAATCTCTATACACCTCAGCAGTTGTAGAAGAAGTCTGCCAAGCGGCAGAAAACATTGTTAAAAGCAAGTTATGGTTTAACACACAGTCCGTCTATGCCATTGAGGCAACAGGAACAACTGGACGCATTTACATTTATGAGAACGCCGACCAATTTGTAGTCGGTGACACTATAAACATTGAAAACGTGCGTCAGCATTTTAACGGCTCAAGCGTCATCACAAAGAAAAATGGCGGATGGCTTGAGTTCGTAGACAATCAAATCACAACACTTGAATATCACACAATCGCACCGTGGGGTCGTGTCTACGGCACACAGGCTATTGATTATGCAACCCTTCCCGAAGTCAATCAAGCAACACTCATGATCGCTGTGGACATTTGGCAAGCTCGCCAAGCCTCTAACGCTGGCGGCATTTCACCAGACTTTCAACCTTCACCATATCGCATGGGCAATACCCTTATGGCACGTGTCAGAGGTTTACTTGCGGATCACTTAGCTCCGGGCGGTCAAGTAGGATAATGTCAGCAATCTCTACCCTACGTGGAACAATCGCGGCTGCGCTAACTGATAATGCGGTGTGGCAGGTGTTTTCCTTCCCACCTGCCACTCCCCTAGCCAATAGCATTGTGGTACAGCCCGGCGATCCTTATATTGAGCCGTCCAATGACCACTACAAGACAGTTAAGCCTAAAGTCAATTTCAAGCTTATTGTGCTTGCACCTATGTTTGATAATCAGGGCAACCTCATCAATATCGAAGATTATTATTTAGCAATAGTAAACAAGCTTGAAGCGTCCTCTATTGCGTATACAATAGGCACATTTAGTGCACCAGCAGTCTTAACCGGTGTAGCAGGCGATTTGCTATCCGGGGAAGTAAGTATCAGCGTTCTCTCAGATTGGAGCTAAACATGGCTGATGTAGAAAAAGAGCGTGAGGCTTTCCTAGCTAAAATCGGTCAGGTAAAGCCCACAGAACCAAAACCAACCGCTAAGAAAGATGAGGAATAAGCCACATGGCAATTTTCTTGAATAACAAGGTCGGCCTCAAGATCAACTCAATCGATCTTAGCGACCACGTCACAAGCGTTACCCTGAATCAGGCTTTTGATGAGCTTGAAGTTACTGCCATGGGTGACACCGCACACAAGTTTGTCAAGGGTCTTGAGTCAGCTACTCTAACCGTTTCATTCTTAAACGATAGAGACACATCACCAGCAAATAGCGTTCTCGCTACTTTGCAAGGTGTTTATGGAACGACTACCGCCGTTAAAATGGTGCAAGAAAAAGGCAATCCAACAACAACCATTTCAGCGACCAACCCACTTTACACCTTTGATATTCTCGTCAATAACTTGACACCTATTAATGGTGCAACAGGTGACATGGCCACAATGGACATCACCTTTACAATCAACTCAGCAGTAACCGTAGCCACAACAGGCACGTTTTAATTAAATAAAAGGGGCAATAATGGCAAGACTTAAAGTAACTAGGGCAGATGGCACAGAGTCAGTCCACGACATAACTCCAGCTATCGAGTATGCCTTTGAGACACATGCCAAGAAAGGTTTTTACAAAGCCTTTCAAGAAGATCAAAAGCAGAGCGATATTTATTGGCTTGCTTGGGAATGTCTGCGTAGAGCAGGCGCTCCTGAGGTTTTTCCTTTTGGCGATAAGTTTCTCGAAACCTTAAAGGCTGTTGAGGTTTTGGGAGACGATAGCCCAAATGGCTAACGCGTGATGCTTGGACTTACCGAATAGCAGAACTGTCGGTGAATCTGGGCATCGCGCCTAGCGAGTTTAT